GTCCGATGTTTGTATTCGGCCACTCCTCCTAGGAGGAGCAGGCTTTGGCAAACATTACTAATGGACTTTGCGCCCATTGCAGTATGGTGGCTAATCAATGTAACATTGATAACACCATGGTGCCGATTTTCGTTTCACGTGTCGCCAATTTGGAGACCGGACAACAGAAAATCGCGTTCAGCGAAATTTCTTCGCTGTTCGCTAACGCCCTCAATGACAGCCTCGATTGCGGCGTCAAAGAGTATCGCCACTTGGCGTTCCAAGAGAACTCCAAGGGGGTAGTGGTAAGGGGACCGCATCATGAATACGTTCCCGCTTATTTACCAAAAGACCGGTTCCTTTTGGCACTGGTCTGTTTGGACGGTTCATCATCTGTGACCCATTTTGCGTGGGCGAGTATGATGAAGCTCAAAACGGTGATACCTCCACGAAGTGGTCGGATCACTCGGTCCGAATTGGATGAACACTATCATTCGATAGTCGATCCATTCGATGGCGATGTAGAGGTCGTAAATTCTTTACGTCCGTACATCAAGGGCATTGTCAGAGATCTCGTCTTTATGTCGAGACTCGACAATTTCGAATCAGACAAGGTCGATAGACCATTAGTTCTGATTCCCGCTTCGAACAAAGCACGAACTGTGTCTGAGTTCGATCGTAAAGGAAATGTTTATCATAAAACAGTTCCTACGGTGGAAGCTGAAGCTCTGAATATCAGAATTCAGCTTGGTAGTCGGGAAATCCGAAAACTTTACGATTCGGATCCGACGAGGTTCACAAGACGTCTCTTTATAGGGATGCCTGTGAAAGAAGCGTCCTTCGGAATAGACAAATATAGCCTTTCCGAGGAGATGGACGTTCCTCTCTCTACGATTCGGTTTATACCGAAACCAGGGTGTAAGGAACGGGTGGTAGCGGTCCCTGCTGAAATTATGCAGAGTCTTAGCTACGGCATAGGCCAGACAATTAAGAAACTTAATTCGAGCTGGCGCGTACAAGGGGTAGACTCACACGATGAGTGTACTGCCTTCCTCTCGTCAAAGATCAAAGAACTTAACGGTTCAGAAATCTTTGATAGCGCAGATCAGAGCAACTTCACTGATCGGTTGCCCTATGATCTGGTTAGTAGAGCGATTCTGGAACAGCTTGTGAACCAGAACGTTCTGTCACCCTTTGACCTCAACGTCTGTGACGTTGTCTGTCATGGTCCTGTTATATTTCCCGATAAGAAGGGTTATATAACGCGCTACGGAGTTGGTACCCCTATGGGGACCTATCCATCCTTCCCTATTTGTAGTCTTACAAATGGGATAATCTACGTTGCCGCATACATGAAAGTAAACGGCATACCACCAAATACTATATTAAAACCGAGAGTTTTAAATAGTATTCCCTGTCGCGTCATTGGCGACGACATAGTCTCTTGGAATCACAATGTGTTCCTCGAGTACGCCCGACTTATGAATGGCATTGGATGTCATATCCAGCCTTCTAAGTGCCTTTCCAGCAATATATTTGCTGAAGCATGCTCGAAATTAATAACTTCTGAGCATGTATTTGAGCAGAAGAAGATTGATTCCCTTCTCAATGCTCATGATCTTCCGGGTTATGCACATCAGTACATATACTACGGAGAGCCTTATCTTGAGTTCGTAAGCGACAATGTCGTATCGAATCTCAGATACCTAAAGAAGATACCTCACCCTATGGGGATTGGTCCTTCTTTAAACGATTCCTATTGGGATAGATACCCGACGTATAAACGTCTGTGGCTCAATCTCATTGAAGGTAAGCGTTACGACAGGATAATCAGTCCTAATAAGGCAGATTACCTGACGGTGGCACTCAGATCGGGAGTCGCAGTTCCGAATGATCTTTCATTCGAATTGGACGATAACGACCTGAACTACACAAATGATTACCCACCATTGGTGAGATCATTAGTGATGGACATCCAGTCTTTCAGAGAACTGGTGTTGACCTCAACCGACATTGCTACAATTGCAAGTTCGGCAGATGCGATGGCTATGGCCGTCAACACTCTTCGGAGAGTTGAAGACCACCTCTCGCGGGCCAATCCTAGCTATGTGCGTTACGCAGATAGACTGAGGAAGCAGCATCTCAAACATGAGATGCCGGGGGACGATCACGATTACAATCCTCAACGTGAAGTAGAGGAAGTTGGATCTGGTCTGAAAGCCTACATTAATGAAATGGAGGATTTCGATGGACAGGAATACTAATGGTAACCTGAACTCGACTAGAGAGGAATCTAAGGACCTCTCTGCGCTGATTACAATGATCGAGATCTTGAGGGTTGATTACCCTGACATGGTCGATGCATTGTATACCGACCTCGCCTGTCATCTTGCCAAAGTGCACCATGACTGGACGGGTACCGCGCGTGAACGTTTCAATTCCGTTTACGGGGTAATTAGGGATTGCCGAGATTCTTTAAAGGAATCGGCTTTCGCAGTCTCCGATGTTAAATCCATCAGGAGGAGGTTAAAGACATGATATCCGCAAAGGATAACAAGCTTAACGCGTCTGCATCGATCGTCGAAGACGATCGTGACAGAATGATCCAGGGTTTCAAGAAAAGAAACCAGCATCTGCAGAATCAGGTTAATTCCCTGAGAAAGCAGATTCCTTCTCGTTCGCAGATTACTCTGTCGAAGGAAGGAGATCTGAGGGTGAATTCCTACGCGACCCTTAACGGGAAGCAGTATGTGAATTCTACCTCCATCGCATTGGGCAAAGAAGTAACTTCTTTGCATCCAATCCTCACACAGGTGATTGCAATCGCCCGTGCCTCTGCGCTGGGACGTGATTATACTACGCACCAGCAGCTCCACGAAGTTGATGCGTCGGGAAAACCGACCAAACAGCTTCTGCGGGACGGTGAAGGGAATGTCATAAGACTGCCCAACAGCGTCGATAAGCTTCAGGCCGCATGCAAAATACTTGCATCCGACTCGAAAGCCGTTGAGTCTCTGAAATATCTTTCAGATATTCTGGAGACGCGCCAGGAGGAAATTAATCTTGAGGCGAGTAAACTCGCTAATCAGAATGTTTCCTCTGATCGTGATATCGAACGCTAAAAGACGTTCTTTATCTTGAGCCATCTGTGTTATATAACTCAGATGCGTCGACCGG